TCAAGCATCGGCGGCTTTCTGGGGCTGGGTCTTGGAGGCGGACCTCGCCGCCCACTCGCCGGCGTGCGGCGGGCAGAGGTCCTTGTCGGGCGCCGGCACATGGGTGCAGGCCGGGCAGATCCAGGCGTCGCAGGTGCCGCTGTGACGCATCGGGACCTTCCAGTCGCACTGCAGGGTCGCCCGTTGGCCGGATCCGCAGGCGCAGAGGCGGAAGCGCGGCCGCGAGGTGCAGACGAAGCCCCGCGACCCATTGCCAAAGTCGACGACGGTGCAGGGCATCAGTGCGTGGTCTCCGCCGCGGCATGTTCCGCCATGTGTTGGGAAAGTTTGTCCGCCGACGGCCTAGCCGCCCGCTCGCGCGCCGCCGCCATCTGTTCCTGGCCGACCTCGCCCCAGCTGTCGCCGTGCTCGAGCACCAGCTCGAGGAGCCACTGGATCACCCACGCCTGCTCGGCCTCACACTTCTGGCGGATCTGGGCGCCGCCGGCGCGCATGACGTGCGCGATCGGGCTTGTGCGGAAGTTGGGGAGGCCCAGGACGGTCTGCGCCGCGTCCGTGGCCAGGAACTCGCGGAGCGAGGCCAGGCAGACGCCGTGATCGTCCCGGATGATCCGGGCGGCGGCCTGGTGGAAGGCGGCCTCCTGCTCGCCCAGGGCGGCGACCGCATGCTGCCGATCGGCGGCGACCAGCATGGGCGCGCGTCCGGCCTCGGCCACCTTCAGCCTGTCGCCCATCGCCCGGGCGGCCGCCGCCCGGGTCGCGGCGTTGGCGCCCTGCAGCGCGTGCCAATCGGCCAGCTGGTCGCGGGTGACGCCGCCGGTGTCGATCGGCGTATCGGGCGCCGCGTCGGTCGGCCTGGTCGCGCCGAAGCCGATCACCACGAAGCCGTGGATGACGCCGAGCTGCTCCTCGCTGAGCAGCGAGGTGATCAAGCGCGTCTCGGTCTCGCCGGTGTAGTCGTCCCGATCGGGATCGAACTCCCGCAGGATGACAGTGTCGCCCACGGCGAAGTCGCGGTCGTTCTTGCGGATCTCGAACGGCTTCTCGCCGCGGCGGACGGCGGCGAAGTACTGGGGCCAGCACTTCAGCTCGTGGATTGAGCGGGTCTGCATGGTCAGGCTCCGGCTTGCTGCTGCGGGGTCAAGGCAGCGTTCGCTTTAGGACGGCCGCGCTTGCGCTGCGGGGTGAGATCGTTGACCGCCGGCAAGTCCGAGCGGTCCAGAGCTAGGAGGTGGGAGAGCTTAGGCGAACCGTCGAACGCGACCGGCAGCCTGGGCCGGTCGGGCGATGACCAGGACAGGCCGAGCTTTTGCATCCGCTTGAAAACGGCAGGCGCCGCCCGACCGATAGCAGCGGCTGTCTGGTCGATCGTCAGGTCGTGCTTCCAGGCGATTCGGAGCGCGAGATCCTCGTCGGCTGAATAGGGGCGGCGATTGCCGTACTCTAGGCCTAGCGTGTGCGCCAAGGTGTAGATGGCCTTCACCGAGCGGCCGAGTTTCTTGGCCAGATCAGGGTTGGGGATCTTGCCGTAGCTGTCGCGCAAGACTCGCGTCTGTTCCTTGGTCCAGGCCGGTTCGGTGCACCAGCCCGCCTTGTTGACGTGCGTGCCTCGGAGCCCAAGTTCGTCGGCGCGCCAGCGGATCGAGCAAATGCCACGCCCGAGGCGTTCCTTGAGGGGTGTGAGGCTAGCGCCGTCGGCGTAGGCCCTCCGGATCAGATCGTCCTCTTCGGGGATCCAGGAGCGCCCCCAGCCCCGGCCATAACCCATCTTGCGAAGCTTGGGACCCAGGCCCGCCTTGCTGCGCCGGGGGAAGCCCTCGTCGACCATGATCTCGATGATCGCCAGATACCGGTGGCCATCATTCGCCAAGGCGAGCGCGCGGGTAGCTTCGTCGGCTGACCACCCGTCCGGATGGCTGGCGTGACGGATGGCAAGCTTGTAGGCCGCCGTGTTGACCGAAGCGAAGGTCCGGCCGATCAGCTGCGCAATCTGGTTTACCGGAACGCCTGCGGCATAGCCGGATCTCAACTGCGCCACCTCCCACTCGCTGTAGGGCGGCGACGCCAGCTCGGCCAGGCCTAGCGCGCTCGCCCGGGCGTAGGTCGCCGAACACGAGCGTCCGAGGTCCTGGGCGAGCTGGGCCGTCGGCTCCGTGCCGTAGCGCTGCACCAGCTCGGCGTCGTCGAGGTCAGTCCACGGGTGGCGGGAGTTACGCCGGAGGCCGAGCTGATAGAACTTGGTGGAAACGCCGGCGCGGCCACGACCTAGCGCCGAAGCCATTTCCTCGAGCGAGGCGTCCTGCTCGAACATCCGCCGCAGGGTGCGGATCTCGTCCGGCAGCCAGGCGTCCGGACGGAAGGCAACCTCGCGCAGCGGCGCGACCGCCTGTTGCAGTGGGATGAAAGCAGCCAGTTCGACGACGTCGGCGCCGAGATCGAGGATCATCTGTCCCATCAGGCCAGTCCCACGACGTGCGTGTCGGCCGCCCGCAGGCGCAGCTTGGCCGCCAAACGGGCGATGCGAGTGTCACCCCGGGGCATGGTGTCGGCCGCGCCCACCGAGCCGAGGAGATCCAGGGCGCGGTCGATGGCGTCGAGCTCCAATCCAAGGTGGCCCGCCAGATCCGTCGCTGTGGTGGCGTTGGGCGCGATCGCGCGTAGGGCCTCGATGATCCGGATGCTGGGCCCGGCGGCGGGATCCATCAGGAAGGCGTCGAGCATGCGACCGCCGCGTTGGCCCGCCATCGATGGGCGCGCGGCGCCGGTTTCGCGCAGCGCGTCGAGGTCCAGTAGCGTGCGCGATTCATCCGCGCTGGAGAACGACGGGCCGACGAGGTTTGGGGCCTTGCCGAGGTGCTCGGTCGATGGCGGCAGGATCTTTGTGAGCATCGGCAGGACGCAGAGCGCCGGGCCCATGGCGTAAAATTCACCCGGGGCCAGCTTGCGCAGGCGTTGTGCCTGTTCGGACGAAAAGCCCAGCAGGTCGGCGGCGCGCTTCACGTCGCGATCGAAGACGTTCAGGCCTATCAGGGTGTTGTGCATCTCAGACACGACCGAGGCCGCCAGCTTGGCCAGGCGCTGCGTCGAGACGACAACGCCGACGCCCCGCTTACGGCCGCGTGAGCAGAGGTCGGTCAGGGTGGCGACGCCCAACCGTCGGGTCTCGGCATCGCGGGCCGAGGCCGAGAGGTGCGGCGCAAGCAGGTGGGCTTCATCGATCGCGACCAGGACGGTATTGCCCCAATCTTCCTTCGGGCTGGCGACCAGGCCGGCGAAGAAGGCCGCTGCCTTGACGATGCGTTCGTCAGGGGCGAGGTCTGTCAGGTCCAAGTGCAACGGGATCCTGTGTTTGCGGGCCCGCACGGCGGCGGCGGTGAGCCCGTCGGCCGCCAGCTCGGAGCCCATCAATGTGGTGGCGCCGATGTGGGCGGCGAGGTTGCTGAACTCGCCCTCCGGATCGACGATCATCACGGTGACGTACTCGAACGCCTCCTCGATGATCCGGCGTAGGGTCTGGCTCTTGCCCGCGCCCGACGACCCTTGCAGTAGCAGTCGGCCGACCATGACCTTGTCGAGGTCCACCATGGTCGTCGCGCCCCCTGGACCGGCGCCGATCTCGAGGCGGGCGGCGAGCTGCGACGGCCGCGGGGCTAAGGCGATGGCGGCGGCCATCAATGCACCATCGGGCAGGTGGTGGCGTGCAGGGCCGCGCTGGCGTTCGCGCAGATCCTGACCTGATCGACCAGCGTCGGCGCTGAGGCGGGCGGTATGGAGGCCTGGGCGTACACCTTGCCCGTTTCGTCATGCAGGCGGACCAGCACGAAGCCGGCGCTGTCGACGACCACCGACATGCCGTAGGCGGCTGTTGGGGGTTCGGGCCTTTGCGCGGACGGCGCGGGGAAATCGACGAGCTCGCCCATGATCAGGCCGCCTCGAGCTGGGCGACCTGTTCGGCCGTCATGGTCTCGGCGATCGCCATGGCGACGGTCTCGATCGAACGCCGGCGGCGGCCGTCGCAGGCGACATAGGCCTGGGCCAGTTCGACGCCGCCGGGCGTCATGGCCAGCTGCTGGATCGGATCGACCAAAGGTCGGCCGTCGTCCTGGATCTCGGCCAGGCCCTCGAAGAAATAGCCGGGCTTGACGCGCAGGTAGACGGCGATGTCGTAGAGCTTGGAGGCGCTCACGCGGTTCGCGCCACGCTCGTATTTCTGGACCTGCTGGAAGGTCAGGTTGAGCGCCCCGGCAAGGGTTTCCTGGCTGACCTTCTGCAACTTGCGCAGGGTGCGGATCCGGGCGCCGACGTGAAGATCGACCCGGGCGGGGCTTCGTCCCTCGGAGGCGACGACGGCGAGGTTGGCTTTGGACATGATTAGCTCCCTTGGACAGCGATGAGGACGGCCAGGCCGAAACCGACGACGAGGACCGCGAGGCAGAGAAGGTTGTGGGCGAGCGGGCGCAGCATCAGCAGGCTCGCTGGGTGATCGCGCGCCAGCGGATCGCGGCGCACGAGGCTGCGGTGTTGACCCGCATGCGGGGATTGGCGTTGACGGCCGCCTCGACCTCGGCGCCCAGGACGGCCAGGCGCAGCAGCTCGGTGACGAGGGCGCCGGGATCGTTGTTGAGGCGCATCACGCTCTGCAGGCCGCGCCGCGTCGTCAGCTCGAGGCCGCGCTCGGCATGGGTGAAGACCACCCGCTCCAGATCGTGGCTCTTCATCCGAAGACCCCCAAGAAGTAGGCCCAGAGGCCCAGGATGACGGCGAACCAGGCCAGGCCGGCGACCAGCAGCTTGATCCAGGTCGGCACGGCGCCGGGAATGTCGGTGCGGCGGCTCATCGCAACGCCGCCAAGACAAGGTGGTTGATCCAGTCCTCGAGCAGCGGGGCGGTGGCGAAGGCGGTGAGGGCCGCGACGGCGCCGAGGATCGCCAGGACATGGCGCGCCAGCTTGCGCAGCACCGGCTTGGCGCGGCTGCGGCTGAGGCGGGCCTGTGGCGGCCGTTGGAAGGGCGCCGGGTTCATGCGGCCACCGACGATTGGGTCGGGGCCGGGGCCGGCGTCACGGCGCGGCCGGTTGGGGTGAGGCCATGCAGCGCGGGGATCGCGTGCGGCTCGTTAAGCCGGCGGACGAAGCCGCCCTGGCGTAGCTCCCAGAGCAGGGCCTCGAGGTTCTTGATGTCCGGCGCCTGGGCCTTGAGGGCGGCGCTGGTGTGAAGGCCCTCGGCGAGCATGCACAGGACCCTGTACTTCTTGGTGCCGGGCTTGGGCGGGGCGCAGGCGCGTTCAGCGCCTTCGGCCCCGGGCGGGCGACCCTTGACGGGATGGAGGGGCCGGGTGAGGTCGGCCAGGTCGAGGCCCTCTTCCCGGGCGGCCGCCTGGGCCTCCTCGGGATCCAGATCGGCCAGCACCGCCCAGGCGAAGCGCCGCAGCTCGGGCGTGGAGATCTTGAACTCCTCCATATAACGCCCGTCGTTGGGATGGACCTTGATGAGCCAGGCGCTGGCGCTGCGCTGGCTGTGGCGTAGGACGGCGGTCAAGGGCGGGCTCCGGTCACGATGGCGGCCGCCGCGATCACCAGCCAGCAGAGGGCGGCGACCGTGGCGAGGGACAGGGCGAAGTGGGCGGCGCGGCTCATGGGGCGGGCCTCGTCCAGATATCCAGGGCGAACAGCAGGCCCGGCCTGTTGCCGGCGAAATCCACGGTCGCGAACAACCGGCCCTGGCGCCAGAAAACGGTGGCTAGCGGCAGGAGACGGTCGCCGCGGGCCTGGCGATCGCGGGCCAGCTGGCCGATCACCGAGGAGGAGGGCAGGGCCAGCACCATCTCGACCGGCAGGACCCAGCTGGTGGCTTCGACGGCCGCGCGACCGAACCGCGCGGCGGCCTCGAGCAGCGGCGAGCCGACGACCTGGGCGTAGTGGTCGACCTTGGCGGGGGCGTTCATTGCGACGCCTCTAGACCCTTGGTGGTCAGCCAGTAGCGCATCGTGCCGTCCTTCACGGTCCGGGCTCGGACCAAGCCCTGGTCCCTGCACGAACGGAGGGCGCTGGGGCTGGCGCCGTCGATGTCGCGCCACGAGCGTGCAGTCACGCGGGTGATCGCGCCGGCAGGCGCCATTGCGCGCAAAAGCTTGCGGCGCGGATGCAAGGTGGCGCGATCGCGGGCAAGCCAGGTGGCGAAGCGGTGCGCCAGTTCAAGGTCGGCGGAGTCCGGCGCGTTCATCAGATCTCTCCGATGGCCGAAAGGTAGAGGTCGAGGATCGCGTCCTCTTCCTGACGCTTGGCGCGATCGGTCTTCCGGAGGCGGACGACCTTCCTCAGGATCTTGACGTCGAAGCCGTTGCCCTTGGCCTCGAGGTAGACGTCCTTGATCTGATCGGCGATCTCGGTCTTCTCGACCTCGAGCCGTTCCACACGGTCAATGATGCTCTTCAGCTGGCCTTGCGCCGTGGAGTTGAGCACATCGGGATGGGCAGTCGCGGATCCGTCGGCCACGGGGGACTCCTGGTGAGAGGATGTCCACCGGGCCTGCCGGTGTAGAGGTCACCTCCGCATGTCGGGGGGATGCGGTACGCGCTGACCCGGTGGACAGCCCGAAAGTGTCTGAGAGGCACATATGCTGTCAAGCGGAATGTGCCCAATAGGCACAAGCGGCCCTAAGTTGAGGAGAAATGCCCGTCTCAGCTGGGATTTGAGGTCAAGCTAGTGGGTTTTGGCCTTGGAGCCTTCATCCGCCGCAGAGCCTGCCTGGGCGGCGCGAGTTGCGTCTCGCGCGGTTCGGATGATGGTGCGACCGATCTCGGCGAGTTGAGCGCGCTGGACCGGTGTGAGCTCATCATAGACGGCCCACAAGCCCTGGGAATCGTTGGGGTCGCGGCCCAATAGATCGACAACGGAACAGCCCAGGACGCTCGCCGCGGCCTCGAGGAAAGGCTGGTCGTATTTCCGTGCGCCATTCTCGATTCGAGAGACGTAGGAGCGTTCTCGGCCTACGGCTTCGGCGAACTGCTCCTGCGAGAGGCCCTTCGCCTCCCGCCAGCGGCGGATGTAGTGCTGTTGTCCCATAGGCACATTGTCTGACATGCGGACATTGGGCGTTAGGGCCGCACAGACACATCGGTGCTTGACTCGGTATGTGTCCATTAGACACATATGCGTCCAATGACGCTCCCAGAGTTCATGAAAGAACGTGGATTGACCGACGAGGCGCTCGCCGTCGCCGTCGAGATCTCGCGGTCGCATGCGACCCGGCTACGACTGAGGCAGCGCCGGCCGTCGATCCAGGTAGCTACCGCAATCGAGGAGTGGTCAGGCGGCCTAGTAAAGGCCACGTCGTTCGTCGGCGGCAACGCATGAGCGACCCTGCCGACGCCATTCCCCTCCGCCAGGTCCGTCGTGTGTTGACGGACAATGGCCTGGAGATCCTGACGTCCGAGCTGGTGCCGACCAACACGCGACAGGCCGTCCATGTTCAAAGCCTGCGCGCGGGCGTCGAGCTGGGGATCGGCGATCCGGAGATGAACTTCGCCAGGATCCGGATGGACCGCGTCGTGCTGCGCCGCGCCGAGGCCCTGCACCTGGCCAAGCTTCTCATCGCCGCCGCCGGTGAAGAGGGCGGCGATGAATAGATCAGCCGAGCAGCGAGCGCGCCGTTTCGAGCACCGACTTGCGAAAGGCCTCGTGCTGATCCGAGGGGAGCCCGCTGGGGATCTCGGCCGCCACGAGAACGGGAAGCAGTCCGACCAGGTCCGGCGAGGGCGGGTTGGCGCGCGCCAGGATCTGCACCGCGAGGCGCAGCGCGACGACCTCCTGGGCAAGGTTGGTTGCGTTCGACATTCAGTTCTCTCCGTGGATGGTGTGGAAGTCACCACAGAGAGGCGCCCGGCCGCGCTCGACAACCCCCGAGTGAACGGCCGGGCGCAGCCCCATCCCCCTTGCCGCCGCGTGACGAGCATCCGCGACGGCCAGGCCCCGGCCGGCCCCTGCGTCACATGGGCCGGCCGGATCGCCACCGGGTGGGCGGCATGAGCCTGACCCGCAAGAAGACCACCTGGTTCAGCGCCGCGCAGCACCGCGAGGCCCAGCGCCTGATCACCGACGCCCTCGAGGCGGACCGGGCGATCCAGCGCGAGTTCATCCGCGAGCAGATCCTGGACGAGCTGCGCACCGGCGCACTGGCGCAGACTCTGAGGCGGGAGCGGGCCCAGGCCGAGGCGTCGCCCCGCATGTCGCTGGCGGAGGCCCGCTTCGAGGCCCAGCTGGGCGGCCAGCTGCCTGGCGCGGGAACATAGCGGATGGGTCGGCGTCGCTACGCGCTGAACCCCATCCCGACGCCCAATCAACTTCGCTTCACGCTGTTCCTGATTCGTGCTCATGCGCACGGACCGCCTCCGCGCCGCCCGTCCGACCGGCGGTTGCCCAACCATCGTCGCCGCCTCTTGGCGCGCCTGGCCCTGGACCGTGAGCGACAGCGACGCCCGACCCAACCTCACATCCGCGGGGGGCGCACGCCCGACGCCGCCGTCGCCCGGGTCGCGTGACCTAGGCGGCGCGGCGGCGTCGCCCCCGGCTTCATCCCCATCGATTCCGTCAACGGTCCTTCCGTTCACGCGCCGCTCCTGAAGCAGCGCGCGAGAAGCCTTTTGCCGGTCGCATAGCGTCCAGCCGCGCCACCCTGTGGGAGCGGATGAGCCCTTTTGCGCCCAGCGCACGGCCGATCGCGCGCGGTTGTCGAGAGCGTCACTGTGCGCGTGGGCGGCCGGAATCGTCTGCCGGAGTCTCCAGCGGAGATTCCGCCCGTGCACGCGCCTGCCATGAGCAGACTGCGGCACGCGTCCCTTGCGCGGCAGCTGATGGCTGCCTGCGGGAACGCGACCGCGATCGTCGCCGACAAAGCCTGTCGGCTGACTTCCACCTCCCGGCTCTATGAGTTCGGGGACGCCAACACCGACGCCTACATGCCGGCCGACGTGATCGCCGACCTCGAGGCCCATTGCGGCGAGCCGATCTATTCCCGCGCCCTGGTCGAGAACCGGCCGGCGGCCGTCAACGCCGCCGAGCTGCTGACCGAGGCGATGGAGACGACCGAGCTTTCGGCCTCGCTGATGAGCGTGGTGCGCAAGGCGGCCGCCGACGGGAGGATCGACGCGGCCGAGAAGCGCTCGATCGACAGGCTGCTGGAGCAGCTGGAGCAGCAGCTGCGCGAGACCCGCGAAGCCAACGAGCGGAGGGCGTCATGAGCGACGCCGTCATCGAGATCGATCTGAGGCCGCACCGCGACCAGGCCGGCGAAAAGAAGCGCGAGCCCGCGCACCGCCGCACGGGATCGCCCGTCCGCCGGCGCAGCACGGCCGCCGGGGGCGAAACGCCAACGCCAGTCACCTGGACCCAGCGACGCCTTCGCCTGGACGCCTGGGATAAGCTGGCCCTGCAGCGCCGGCAGGCGGGCCAGAGGTGGGGATCCAAGGGCACCTGGTCGCGGATCGACCGCGAGATCCTGTCCCAGCTGCTGGCCCTGGCGGCCAAGACGGGCGGCAACGTCTTCCCCTCGCTGCGCCAGATCGCCGAATGGGTGGGGTGTTCGGTGCGGTCGGTCGTCGGCGGGCTCAAGCGCCTGAAGGCGGCCGGGTTCCTGACCTGGGACCGGCGTTATGTCGAGACCGACAAGAAGGGGCTGCGCGGGCCCCAGGTCGAGCAGACCAGCAACTTCTACTACATGGCCCTGCCCAACGCGGCGGCCGCGCTGATCGACCTGTGGCGCGGCAAGCGCGCGCCCCGCGAGGACGAGGCCGCCACCGCCGATCGCCAGGCCCGCGCCGATTTCGCCGAACGATGCCGAAAGGCGGATCTGGCCGACAAGTGGAAGGGCCGAGGCGGCGACGCCCCCTCCGTCCTGAAGGCCCTCGCCAAGGCGTCGGCCGACCAGGCCGGGGCCGCCGATCAGGCGGCGACGGACTCGTCATAACGCGATTTCCCCCGGGGTCGAGAATCCCGGACTGCCGTCTTTACAGAGAAGGGAAAAGGCGTCGGCCTACCGGCCGACAACATCATTCAGACCCGTCATTAGAACCCCGACACCCAGCCAAGGACCGCAGGCGCTGATCTCAGCCGCCACGGCCGAGCCCCCGTGTCCTCAGCGCGGCGCCTACGGCGCGAGCGCATCGTCCCGACGGGGACCCGGCGAGATCCATCTGACAGGCAGAGGCGTCAGGTCCGGACGCACCGTCGCGACGGAACCTCAGAACGGCTCTTCGGGGAAGAGCACGCGATTTTCGCCCGCGCGAACCTGGGGTTCGCCCCGGGTTCGCCAAGCGCCCAGGGCGCGGCTCACCAGGTCGTCGATCGCCTGCCGGCGACGTATCGCTGTGAGCGATATTTGTTGCGCGCGGCCGGCGGGCGGGCAACATATCGCCATGAGCGATATTTCAGACGACCAGGTCGTGATCACCCGGGCCGAGTACGACGAGCTGCTGGCCTATCGCGCGGCGGATCCGCGCCGGCGCCCGGAGGCGGTGACCGCGATGATCGCCGCCGGCGACAGCCCGCTGCGCGCCTGGCGGCGCTATCGGGGCCTGACCCAGGTGAAGCTGGCGGCGGCGGGCGCGATCGGCCAGGGCTATCTGTCCGAGCTGGAGGACGGCAAGAAATCGGCCTCGCGCGAGACGCTGCATTTCCTGGCCCGGGCCCTGGAAGTCGCGCCGGCCGCGCTGCTGCCGGGACTGCCGCAAAGACTTCGCTAGGCTTCACCGGAAATTGCGACATTCCACCGCATGGCTTAGGTTGAGCGTTGTTCTAGGGGTGTTCTCATGGCGTCTGTGGCTGACAAAAAGCGGGCTCGGAAGGCGCGAACCGTTTCTTTGGCCAGGACGGCGGCGCCCGGCGCCAGCCGCCGAGAGATCCCCACGACGAAGACGGCCTATACCCATCGCCAGTCGGGCCTGGAATGGCTGCGCAACAAGGGCAAGATTTCCCCTCGCGAATTCATCGCCGGCGAGCGGTACGGCTCGCTCGAGCGCACGGCCGCCATGGAGGGGACGGCGCTGATCAAGTCGTGCCTGGACACCGACGGCGTGCGCGGCGCCGGGACGCCGGCCTTCCCGGGCGCCTTCGCCCTGGGGGCGGCCGAACAGATCGCTCAGGCCCGGGCCCAGCTGACGGACGCGCGGGCGGCGCTGGCGTTTCATGCCGGCATGATCGCCGCCCTGGACCTGATCTGCGGACGGGGCATGGCGTCGCGGGAGATCACCACCGTCCAACGGGAAGCCGAGGAGATCGACAATGGGCTGCGGATCGCGCTGCAGATCCTGGTTCAGCACTGGCGCATTTGACTTTCTAGCTAGAATTCGTAGTGTCGCCGTCATTGATCAGGGGTGCGCGCAGCACCCTTCGCCCCGCGCCGCTCGGCCGGGGCTTTTTCATGCCCAAATCCCAGACCAGGAAGCGTCATGAGCCCGACCGTCATGGAGAGGCTGCGCGCGTGCGCCGCCTCGGCCGGCGCGCCCTCGCGCGTGGCCGTCCCCTCAGCGCCAGAGCGCCAGGTCGCGCCGTCGCCGGCGGTGCCGACCGCCGCGCCGGAGCGGCAGGCCGCGACGTCGCCCTGCCGCGAGGTTGCCGGGCGCTGACGGTTCGCCCTAGGGTGGCGTGGGCGATCAGTCGCCTGGGCCAGCGGGGGCGGCGCGATGCGGCGAGTAGTGATTCTGGCCATGTTGGGATTGGCGGGCTGCCAGCCCGCTTTTCAGCAGGCGGACGTCGATAAGGTCACAGCCGAGGTTCGGGCGAACCTGGGTGGCAAGGGCTTTACGGTCGATGAGGTGCAGTTCGTCAAGGAGACGCCGACCAAGCTGAAAGGCTTTGCGCGCTTTCATCGGGACGTAGCGCTCGTGGGGCGGATCAACGGCGCCTGGCGCTGCGAAGCGACGATGGCCTCGAACGAAGCGCGGTACATCTGGAGCTGCGCTCCATAACGGTGCGCGTCGGCACCGGCTGGGCAACAGCTTTAAGCGGGCGCCATGCCCACTAGAATGGGCGCCATACCCATTCTCGCCGGGAGAGCGTCTTGGAAATCGGCCGCATTGAGAACTGCACGCGGACACTTGGCCAACCGATAGGCTGGAACGCTGAGCGCGACGGCCCATGCGTCGGTCTGCCGATCCGCGACGAGATGCACGGCGGCTCCCGCTGTATGGTATCGGCCTGGATCCCGACGCCCGACGAGCTGGCCGCGCTCGTCGCCGGCGCACCGATCTATCTTCGGGTCATCGGGACCAGCCATCCGCCGGTGTGCGTCTATGTTGGAGAGGCGCCCGGTTAGGTCGGCGGCTTGGCCGAGGTCACCGCCAGGCAGGCGACCAGGATGGCGACGCCAACAGCCATGCTCAGGATGATCGACGCGAAGACCCTGACGTTGTAGGCCGCGTCGCGGCGCTCGATCTTGTCGACGCCCAACATCGGGCCGAACACATCGCCCAGCTTGTGCGAGGTCCAGTAGCCCAACGCGACCGCCGCGATGTCGGCCAGGATGACCAGCTGAGGCAGTTCTACGGCCTTTGCGCCGAACGCGATCGCTCCGATGACGAAGCCACGCTTCAATACCTCGAACAGGGTATCGATCAGCGATATGCCGATCATCTCGACGTTTGAGCGTTCCATGGATCTTCCCCGATTGAAGCGCGACTTTTGCACGCTTCCTGACCTCCGATAAGAACCCTTCTCGGAAGCCAGAAACGACCGATTATGCATTTTCACGCCGCCTCTGATCCTTACGCCATAAGGCGTTGAGTGGCCCGCCGCCGCAGAATGCATAGAAGTGCATAGCGGCTCGCAGACGGATTTCACCCATGCCCGGCACGGACGTCGTCACGACGCCGCCGGCGCGCGACCTCGCCCCCGCGGCCGCCGGGCCAGAGGCCGCAAGGCTCGCCGCCGCGGCGGCCGCATACGCCGACGCCCAGATGGCGTCGTCGACGCGGCGAGCCTACGAATCGGACTGGGCGGACTTCACCGCCTGGTGTGCGAAGCATCCGCCCGCCGTGCCGCTCCCGGCGCCGGGCCCGGTGGTCGCGCTCTACCTCGCCGATCGCGCCCAGGGCGGGCTGGCGGTCTCGACGCTCTCGCGGCGCCTGGCGGCGATCCGCACCATCCACAAGTCGGCCGACCACCCGCCGCCGGCGGGCAGCGAGCTGCTCGCCGTCTGGGCCGGGATCCGCCGCACCCACGGCCGGCCGCCGCGCCAGAAGCGGGCCATCATCACCGAGGACCTGCGCCGGATCGTGGCGCGGTTGCCGACGACGCCCAGCGGCGTTCGCGACAAGGCGCTCATCCTGGTCAGCTACGCCGCCGCCCTGCGGCGCAGCGAGTCGGCGGTGCTCGAGCTGGACGACGGCAAATCCCTGCGTCGCGGGATCCGCCTGGAGTGGGTGGCGCGCGGCTTCCGCATCGTGATCGACGCCAGCAAGGCCGATCAGGAGGGCGAGGGCGCTGTGATCGCCGTGCCCTACGGCAAGACCAAGCTCTGCGCCGGCGTCGCGCTGAACGCGTGGCTCGAGCTGGCGAGGATCTCCTCGGGACCGGTCTTCCGACCCGTCGATCGACACGGCAACATCGCCCCCAGGGCTATGAGCGAGAAGGCCGTCAACGACACCATCAAGAGGGCCGCGGCCCGGGCCAAGATCGACCCCGCCCTGATCGGCGGCCACAGCCTGCGGTCCGGCATGGTCACGCAGGCCATCATGAACGAGGTCGCCGTGCCGCTGATCATGAAGCAGACCCGCCATGTGAAGGTCGATACGCTAAACCGGTACGTCCGGATGGCGGGCGACATGGATCGGTCCGCCGGCGGGAAGCTGGGGCTGTGAAGAACGTCCCCGTCGTCGTGCTGGTGGCGCTCATCGAGACCGCCAGGCATCTGAATGCGCGCTTTTTCCGAGTGACCTCGGTTTTCGCCGCGAGCAACGACCAGTGAGCGTCCAGGACGAGGCCGCTGAAGCCGACCAGCTGGCCGACGAGGTCAACAAGCTGGCCATGCTCTTCGGCAAGCCCGAGCGCTTCCACGAGATCAAGAACGACGTCGCGGTCCGGCTCCGCAAGATGGCGCGCCGACTTCGCGGCGACGGCCCGCGCAAAGACCTGACCACCTGGAGGGCTCCCAATGCCCGACGCTGACCAGTTGCCGCCGGGCCACGTCGAGGGCCCAGGCGGGATCGTCTACATGGTCGATAAGCGCGGTAGCCTCGTGCTGCCCGGTCAGATCAAGGCGGCCGTCCTGCTGCAGGACGACACGACCAGGTCGCTGCTGGCCCGGGCGGATGCCCTGGCCGCTGAAATGGTCGCGTTCAAGGCCTGGGCCTTTGAGATCGTTGATACGTACGTCGCCCTGCTGGCCGAGAAATATGGAGCCCCGCCTCGAGGCGAGAAGGGCAACATGACCCTGTTCAGCTTCGACGGCCTCGAGCGTGTCACCGTCCAGACTGCGGACCGGCTGGCCTTCGGGCCCGAGATCCAGATCGCCAAGGACATCATCGTTGACCAGCTGGTGCCGGAGTGGGCCGTTGGATCCAACGCCAACCTGGTCGCCATGGTCCAGAACGCTTTCCGGACCGACAGCGAGGGTCAGCTCAGCCGCTACTCAATCCTGAGCCTGCGCCAGCTCGAGTGCGCCGATGCGCGCTGGGCTCGGGCCATGCAGGCCATCGAGGACAGTGAACGCGTTATCGCTTCGGCCCGCTACATCCGCTTCTATCGCCGCGCCGCCGGGCGCCAGGACGGGGCCTGGGAGCCCGTGTCGCTCAATCTGGCTACGGCCTAGGGTCAGACCGCGCTGCGGTACCGGGCCAACAGGGTGAGCACCTCTGGATGAGCCCGCCCTTCGGTCTGGTGAACGATGGCGCGATCAAGAGCGCGCCGTGCGATCCCAGGGTGGGTGGTGTTGAGTTCGTCCATCAGGGCCGTGACCAGGGCAAGAGCGGTCAACGACAAGGTCTCGGCGCTGTAGTCATCCATATCATCTCTCCTCGCGTTTGCGACGGGGGCCAGGGCGCGCGAACGCCCTGAGCCGCGAGGCTCGCACCTCGCACGTCCAGGGGTGCACGCCCCTTCCGCCCCGCCACCGGTCCGACCGGCGAGGGCATGTCGAAGTTGAGTCCCACATGGAGTCGAGTCCCTTGCGTGCGGTCAGCCCCGCGCGCCCTGCCGCGCCCTATATCGGCGGCAAACGTAATCTAGCCCGCCGGGTGGTCGCACTGATCGCCAGCGTGCCCCACAAGACCTACGCCGAGCCCTTCGTGGGCATGGGCGGCATCTTCCTCCGGAGAACGACCAGGCCGCCGGCCGAGGTCATCAACGACTGGAGCCGAGACGTCTCCAACTTCTACCGGATCCTGCAGGTCCACTTCGTGGCCTTCCTGGACATGCTGCGGTTTCAGATCACGACCCGGGCTGAGTTCGAGCGCCTGGTCGCCGTCGATCCGGACACGCTGACCGACCTGCAGCGCGCCGCCCGGTTCCTCTACCTTCAACGCACGGCCTTCGGCGGGAAGGTCGAAGGACGCAATTTCGGGGTCAGTCGGCATCGGCCAGGCCGCATCGATGTCACCCGCCTGCAGGGCGAGCTCGAGCAGCTGCACGAGCGCATGTCGGGGGTGACGATCGAGCGCCTGCAGTGGCGGGCCTTCATCGAGCGGTACGACACGCCCGAGACCCTCTTCTACCTCGACCCGCCGTACTACGGCTGCGAGGACGACTATGGGCCTGGGATGTTCGCCCGGGCCGAGTTCATCGAAATGGCCGAGGTCCTGGGCCGCCTGCAGGGGCGGTTCATTCTGTCAATCAACGATCGGCCCGAGGTGCGCGAGATCTTCTCGGCCTTCGACCAGGTCGACGTCGACGTCACCTACTCGGTCGGGGGAACGCCCACCAAGGCCGGTGAGCTGATTATCACCGGAGGCCTTGCCCATGCCGAGCAAGCCTCCGAACGCACGCCGTAAGCAGCAGCTGCTGGTCCGGACGGCGATCAACCGCCTGTCGGACGAGCGAAGAGGATCAGCTTCGGCTCGCGGCTACGACGCCCGCTGGGCCCGCGAGTCGAAGCGACACCTCCGAGAGCATCCGCTCTGCCGCTACTGCGCCACCTCCAAGGCGCCCAGGCTCACGCTCGCCACCCTGGTCGACCACTTCTATCCACACCGAGGTGACATGGAGCTGTTCTGGGATCCCACCTGGTGGGTGAGCAGCTGCGCCCCCTGCCACAACAGCTTCAAACAGCGCGTCGAGCACGCTGGCCTCGACGCTCTCGACCGCCTGGCCGTCCGGCTCGGCCTTCCCATCAGACCACGGGACTGAACATGAAGCTCTCGAACCTGTCCAAGGCAAAGGTACTGGCGGACGACCGCCGGGAGCAGGAGGCGCGGTTGCGATCGGTCGAGCGGACCGCCAGTGACCTCGTCGGCAACGATGGGCAACGCGGGGTCGATGCCGTGGTCCAAACCGCTCTCGTGGCCGCGATGACCGCCGACATCGCCTTGACCATCGCCGAGCTCGATCGAGCCCTCGCGGACCTCGGCGTCGAGGTCGACTGACCACTCGAGGAGGGCCGCGAGGCCGCCGGACCGCCCAGACCCCCGGGGGGGTCGAAAACGTCGTACCCGCCGCGCCAAGACCGGCGTCTCAGTCTTTTATGTGCGCGTGCGATTTAAAAATCGGAGGGGGTCAAAAAATTGCCGGCGCCCGGAAAAAAAGCCATCCCCAAAGCTGTAAAGGACGCTCGCGGCACGCGCCAGCCCTGTCGCGACGGCGTTGATACGCGGGAGTTGACCGGGTCGCTGGCGGCCGCGCTGGCCCCGGCGATGTCCCTCTCGCCGCCCGAGTTGCCCGATGAAGTGGCGGAAGTTTGGGCCGAGTATGTCGGCGCGGCGGTCGCGAACGGGGCGCGGCAGTGCGATGCCGAGAGCTTTGCCGAGTGGTGCAGCATGGCCGCGATGCTGCGGAAGGCCCGCAACATCAAGTCGAAGGACGCCGAGGACAACGAGATCTCGACGCCGGCGGCCGCGCCGGCGTCCTACGTCGCGCAGTTTCGGATGCTGGGCGAGCTGTTTGGGCTGGCCGGGCCCGGCAGCCGCGTCGTGAACAAGGGCGTGGAGGCGGCGAAGAGCAATCCCTTCGCGCGGAATGGCCGCCGGGACTGACACCGGCCACGCCCGTGACTATGTGGCGGTCGCCGAGAAGTGGGCCCGCGACGTCGTCGCCAAGCGGATCGTGGCCTGCGAGCTGGTGCGCCTCACCTGCAAGCGGCACCTCGAGGACCTGAAGCGGGCCAAGAAGGACCGGGCCTGGGGCTATCGTTTCGATCCCTGGCACGGGAACGACGTCTGCGACTTCATCGAGAAGCTGCCGCACGTCAAAGGCCGGTGGGATCCCAAGACGATCGTCCTGGCCCCGCCGCAGGTTTTCATCCTGGTCTGCATGTTCGGCTGGCGGCGTAGCGCGGACGGTCTGCGCCGCTTCACCTCGGCCTACATCGAGATGGCCCGGAAGGGTGCCAAGTCCACCCTGGCCGCGGGGATAGGCCTGTACTGCCTGACCTGCGAGCAGGAGGAAGGTCCCGAGATCTATGTCGGCGCGACGACCGGGGCCCAGGCGCTCAAGGTCTTCGAACCGATGCAGGGCATGGCTCGCAAGACCCCCGACCTTCGCGAGGCGTTCGGCCTGACGGTCTGGGCCAAGTCCATCACCTGCGCCGACAACAACGGCTTCATCCAGACGGTCAACGCCAAGGGCTCGACCAACGACGGGCACAACCCGCACTGCGCCATCCTGGACGAGCTGCACGCCCACAAGACCCGCGGCCTGTACGACGTGATGCAGTCGGCCGACGGGGCCCGGGAGAACCCGCTGCTGCTGGCCATCACCACGGCCGGCTTCAACATGGCGGGCGTCTGCTACGAGCAGCGCCTCTACATGGAAAAGGTTCTTCGCCGGATCCTGGTGGCCGACCACTACTTCGGCATCATCTTCACCCTGGACGAGGGCGACGACCCCTACGACGAGAAGGTCTGGCCAAAGGCCAACCCGCTCATGCCGGCCACGCCGAAGCTGACGAAGATGCGCGGCTACGCGGCCGACGCCAAATCGTCGCCGGCGTCGGAAGGCAACTTCAAGACCAAGAACCTGAACCTCTGGCTCGGCGCGGCCAGCGCCTGGCTCAACATGGCGCAGTGGAACCGCTGCGCCACCGGGGTGACCTGGGACGACTTCGACGGCCTGGACGTGTTCCTGGGCGGCGACCTGGCCGACAAGGACGACATCACCGCCCTGGTGCTGGCCGCCTATCGGCCGTCGCCGTTGAAGGAAGGCGTCGAGCAGCTGATCTTCAAGCCGCTGTTCTATCTGCCCTCGGCGGTCCTGCAGGACGATGAGCAGGCCGAGGGCAGGGGGGCCGCGCCCTACCGGGCCTGGGCCAAGGACAAGGTGATCAACCTCACCGAGGGCGACTGGGTCGATCACAACGTGATCGAGCTCCAGATCCGAACCTGGCACCAACGCTATCCGCAGATGAAGCGCGGCACGTTCGATCAGTTCGCCGCGGCCCAGGGCATGGCCAGCAAGCTCAACCTGGACCTGGACTGCGATCCGGACGACCCGCTGTTCCGGATCCTGCACAAGAACGCCGCCAACGTCACCGACCCGGCCAAGGATCTCGAGGCCCGGGTCAAGGCCGGCCCCGCCTACCTGGCCCACGACGGCAACGCCTGCATGACCTGGATGGCGTCCAACACCGTCGTCTCGCGCCGGCGGGACAACACCCTGCTGCCGATCAAGGAGTCGCCGATGTCGAAAATGAAGATCGACGGCGTCGACGCCCTGGTCAACGCGATCCACCCGGCGGTCACCGAGATCGCCGACGACACCACAAGCGTCTGGGACAGGTGATGATGAACCAAGCCAAACGGCTGTTCCTCGCGGCCGCCGGCGTCGTCGCCTCGTGGGCGCCGATCGCCATCACTGAACTGTTGTTCGTCGCCGGCGGCGTCATGGTGACGCGCGGCGCGTGGATCTGCAGCGAGCCGGCCGGATGGATCGTGGGCGGCTTGCTGGTTCTGCTGACGGGCGTCGTCGTCTCGAAGGCCGGCCAATAGTGCGCCAGCGCCCGCCCGGCCTGTTTGGCGCCTTCGTCGCAGGCGCGAGCTACAAGGCCAACATCCTGGATTTCTTGCCGCCGTTCCTGTTGGACCGGCCGGTCAAGTCGGGCCAGCTGGTCAATTACGACACCGCACTGAGCGTGACCTCGATCCTGGCCTGCTGCGTCGTTCGCGCCAACGGCCTGGCCCAGGTGCCATGGCGCGTCATGCAAGCGCTGCCTGGCGGACGGGGCGCTCGCTACGCGTCCGAGCATCCGCTCAACAAGCGTCTGAACCGCAAGCCCAACGACGATCAGACATCGTTCGAATATCGCGAAACGATCTCGCTGCACCTGTCGCTGGCCCGCAACCACTACAGCTACATCAGCCGCGGCGCGGGCGGCGTGATCCTGGAGCTGATCCCGCTCGAGCCGGCGCGGGTCGAGCACATCGAGGAGAACGGCCGGACCATCGGCTACTGGGTCAGCGGCAAGGACGGCCGACGGGTTCGGATGGCCAAGGACGAGATCTGGCACATCCGCGGCCTGTCGTGGAACGGCTGGAAGGGCATGGACGCCGTCAAGCTGGCGGCCGAGGCGATCGGCCTGTCACTGGCGCTCGAGGAAAGCCACGCCCAGCTGCACGCCAATGGCGTCCAGACCAGCGGTACCTGGTCGGTCGAGGGAAAGCTGACTGAAGAGCAGCACAAGAAGCTGACCGCCTGGATCAAGAAGCACGCCAGCGGGTACACCAAGTTCGACCCGCTGGTCGTCGATAGCGGCGCCAAGTGGCTGAACCAACAGATGAGCGGCGTCGATGCCGAGCACCTGGCCACCCGCGAATTCCAGGTCATCGAGAACTGCCGGGCGATGAACGTCCAGCCGATGATGATCTTCGCGCTGAGCAAGCCGACCTACAACAGCGCCGAGCAGCTGCAGATCGCTCACGTCGTCCACACCATGGCGCCGGAATATGAGCGCATCGAGCAGTCGGCCGACGTTCACCTGCTCGGGGTCGAGGACGACACCGGCTACTACACCCACTTCGACGAGAAGAAGCTGCTGCGCGGATCCCTGAAGGATCGCGGCGACTTCCTCGCCAAGATGACCGGCTCCGGCGGCGGCCGGATGCTGATGACCCAGGACGAAGCGCGCGACGACCTGGACCTGCCGCCGAAGGGCGGAACGGCCGACCAGCTTCTCGAGCCCGCCGGCGTCGTCCCCAAGCCCGCCGCCGACAAACCCAACCCCGACGACATCGAGGACGCGGAATGACCGCCATGAACCGCCTGGCCTTTGACTGCGAGATCAAGCTCGCCGGCGACGACGCGGCCGCCGGCACGATCGAGGGCTATGGCTCTGTGTTCGGCCTGGTCGATCGCGGCGGCGACATTGTCGCCAAGGGGGCGTTCAAGGCGTCGCTGGCCGCCTGGAAGAAGAAGAAACAAGCCCCGGCGATGTTGTGGCAGCACGACAGCTACTCGCCGATCGGCGTGTGGACCGAGCTGGTCGAGGACGATCACGGCCTGAAGCTGACCGGCCAGCTGGTCCTGGACGTTCCGACGGCCGCCTCGGCGCGGGCGCTGATCGCCGCCGGCGCGGTCAAGGGCCTGTCGATCGGCTACCGCACCGAGGACTACGACGTCGATCGCACGACGGGCGTCCGGACGCTCAAGAAGGTCGAGCTGTGGGAAATCTCGCTGGTCACCTTCCCGATGCTGCCCGAGGCCCTGATCTCCGGCGTGAAGGGTGAATTCGACGCCAGGTCCTTTGAGCGCGCGCTGCGCGCCGAAGGCCTCTCCGAACGTGAGGCGAAGCTGGCTGTCAGCGTCGCCCGTAAACTGGACCTCCGTGACGGCGGTCAAGACGAGCGCGCGGCCCGTGACGGGTCGGCCGAGCTGCTCAAGTCGCTTCGCAAGGCCACCGCCGCCGTCGAAGCCTGATCCCCAGGAGCATAACCCGTGAAGCATTTTTCCCGTGCCCAGCTGATGGCTGGCGCCGCCGCGATCCCGCATGGCATCGAGGTCAAGGACGACCAGGCCCTGGCCGTCGAGACCAAGAAGGCCGTCGATGAACTCGGCAAGACCATGGCCGAGTTTCGCAAGAAGAACGACGAGGCCATCGAGCAGATCAAGAAGCGCGGCGAGGACGCCGTGACGAAGGAAGAGCTGGAGAAGATCAACAAGGGCGTCGATGATCTCAAGGCCGAGATCAACAAGCAGCTCGAAGAGGTCTTCAAGAAGGCCAACCGCATGTCGCTGAGCGGCGGCGACGCCGACGGCGCCCGTGAGGCCAAGGCGGCCCGCGCGTTCGGCGAGCTGGTCGGCAAGGCCGACTACAGCATCGAGGACCTGCGCGAGTACAAGAAGGACCTGGCGCACTTCATCCGCCGCAACGAAGCCAAGGCCTCGGTGCTGTCGGTGGGCGTGGACCCGGCCGGCGGCTACATGGTCACCCCGGACACCTCGGGCCGCATGGTCAAGAAGATCTACGACTCGACCCCGATGCGCCAGCTGGCCAACATCGTCTCGATCGGCACCGACAAGCTGGAAGGCCCGATCGACAACGGCGAGATGGACGCCCAGTGGGTGGGCGAGCAGACCGCCCGCGCCGGCACCGACTCGCCGGAGTTCGGCATGTGGTCGATCGACGTCCACGAGCTGTACGCCTACCCGACCGTCACCCAGCGCCTGCTGGAAGACTTCAAGATCGACGTCGAAGGCTGGCTGGGCGACAAGGCCTCGTCCAAGTTCGCCCGCAAAGAAAACACCGCCTTCATCAGCGGCAACGGCGTTCTCAAGCCCCGCGGCCTGATGACCTACGACTTCGTCGCCACCGACGACGCGACCCGGGCCTGGGGCAAGTTCCAGTTCATGCTGTCGGGCCACGCCACCCTGATCAACAGCGCCGACGCCCTGATCAATCTGATCTTCGAACTGAACCCGGCCTACCGCCAGGCGGCCCGCTTCCTGATGGCCCGCCGCACCCAACGCGACATCCGCAAGCTGAAGGACGGGCAGGGCAACTACCTGTCGGGCCTGCAGCTGGCCGATGGCGTGCTGACCGAGCAGCTGCTCGGCTTCGGCACGACCGAGGGCGAGGACATGCCGGCGATCGGGGCCGGCGCCTATCCGGTGGCGTTCGGCGACTTCGCCGAGACCTACACGATCGTCGATCGTCTGGGGATCTCGGTGATCCGCGACAACATCACCCGCCCGGGCTTCGTGAAGTTCCTGATGCGCAAGCGCGTCGGGGGCGGCGCCACGAACTTCGAGAGCTGCAAGATGCTGAAGGTCGCCGCCGCCTAGCGGCAGTCACGGCCACAGAGCCAGGCGGGCGGCTTCGGTCGCCCGCCACCCTCTTTCCCCCGTCCTTGGCCGCCCTGGGGCCGGCCGTTCCCCTGGAGAACCTCGCCATGCGCGACAAGCTGAACCACTATCATCCGGTCTGCGCGTTCGCGCCGGGCGCCGCCGTCACCGACAACACCCCCGCGGTCACCGCCTGGATCGATCGTCGCGGCTACGACGCCCTGACCTTCATCCTGGCGACCGGCGTGCTGAGCGACGCCGACGCCACCTTCGCGGTGACGATGCATCACGCCGACGCCGACGACTATTCCGACGCGGCCGCCGTGGCGTCCACCGACCTGGTCGGCACCCTGGCGCTGGCGGGCTTCACGTTCGCCGACGACAGCGAAACCCGCAAGGTCGGCTATGTCGGCGACAAGCGCTATGTGCGCCTGACGGTCACGCCGACGGGCAACGCCGGCAACCTCTTCCTCGCCATCCTCGCCCTGCTGGACCTGGCCCAGCTGCAGCCGACGGTCAACCCGCCGGTCTAATCGGTGCAGGGCGGCCCCAGCGGCCGCCCTGGATCCCGGCATCCAGGAGGAAGCGCCGTGCTGTTCAAGATCCTCGAGACCTTCAACTATTCGCCCAACGGCGTCGCCGTCATCGAGCTCACGCCCGAGTCGCCCAATCGCGCCATCCGCGCCGACATTCGCCAGGGCCTGATCGACGCCGGCCTGATCGAAGCGGTCAAGGCCGATGCGTCCGCGCCAGCCCTGACGCCCGAGCAGCTGCTCGCCGTCGTCATCCCGGAAGGATGGGCCGATCTCAAGGCGGCCGACCTGAAGGCGCTGGCCGAGCAATTGGGCGCCAAGCCCAAGGACAAGGCCGCGTCCGAAGCGGCGATCACCGCCGAGCTGGCCCGCCGGGCCCAGGCGGCCGGCTGATGAAGGTCGTTGTCGTCACGTCGCCGGCGGCGATCGTCACTCTGGCCGAGGCCAAGGAGCAATGCCACGTCGACTTCGACGACGACGACGCCCTGATCGGGCGCTGCGTGGCGGCCGCCACCGAAATGCTGGACGGGCCGGACGGCTGGCTGCAGCGCGCGCTGGGTGTCCAGGTTCTGAAATGCACCCTGCGCGGCTTTCCGGCCGAGCCGTTCGTTCTCCCGCTGGCCCCGGTCAGCTCGATCAACGACGTGACCTATATCGCTCCAGACGGCCTGGTGACCGAGCTGGACCCCGAGCTTTACGAGCTCAGCGCCGACGGTGAGCTCGAGCTGACCTATGGTGCGGCCTGGCCGACGCCGCGCGACCCGCGCGCGCCGGTGGAGATCCTCCACACCGCCGGCTACCAGGTGGTTCCGGAATCGATCAGATCGGCGATCCTGATCATGACGGCCGATCTCTACGCCAGCCGTGAGAGCGGCGGCGTCGGGTCGGTTTCGTTTTCGTACAGGATGCCGACCACCGTCGAAGGCCTGGTCGAGCGATTCCGCTTCTGGCGCGTGTAGAAGCGCCGCCATCGCGATGGCCTGGCTGCGGTTCACCAGGGACTTCGATTTTGCGCCGCCGACACGGCGCGGCGTGATCATCGCCTTCAAGGCCGGGATGTGCCGGCCCGTGCCCAGGGCCTGCGTCACGGCGGCCACGGGCGCCGAAGCGGCCGAGCTCATGCCAACGCCGTGCCGGGCCGACGCTCGCCGCCTTCTCCGGGAGACCTAGCATGGCTTGGACGCCGCCTGGCCGGGGAGAACTGCGTCAGCGCGTGCGGTTTGAAGTGCGGGGTCCCACCACCAATGTGGGCGGCGTCGTCCGAACCGCCTGGGAAATCTTCTGCCCCGATCGGCGCGTGAGGCTGCTGCCGGTGCGTGGCGGCGAGGCCGTCCAGGGCGACCGCGCCGCCGGCGTATCGTTGTGGAACATGGACGTTCCGGCCGACGACCTGGTGCGCCAGGTCACAACCCAAATGCGGGCCGTCGATTGCCGGGACGAGACGCGGGTGTGGGACATCCGCTCCGTCCTGGATCTGGAAGGCCGCAACCGCTGGCGCACGCTGACGGTCGAGATGGGCACGGCCGATGGCCACTAAGGTCAAAGGCCTTGACCGCCTGCTGCGCCAGCTGGAGGCCCTGCCCAACAGCGCGCGGGTCGCCCTGGCCGACGCCCTGGCGGATGGCGCGCGGCAGATGTCGGAAAAGATCGCGTCGGCGGCGCCGGTCGCCGACGGCGATCTGAGAGACTCGGTCAGCTGGAGCGAGGGTCCGCCGCCGAAGGCGGGATCGAGCGGCGTGTTCCGCTTCTCCGTCAAGGATCTGGGGCCCAAGGGGCGAGCGCTTGACGACGCGGGCTTGCTGTTCAGCGTCTATGCAGGCGACGACAAGGCCTATTACGCCCGCTGGGTCGAGTTCGGGACCTCGGCCCGCGCCGCCCGGGAATCGACCAAGCCGGGGAAGGGCGTGCGGGCGAGCTGGCGCAAGCGCGGCCGAAAGGCGGCTAGAGCCCACGCCGCGACCCCTGCTCAGCCCTTCTTCTATCCGACCATCCGCGCCTTCAAGAAGCCGCTGAAGAGCCAGGTCGTGCGCCGGCTGAACAAGGCGATCAAGGAGCTGGCGAGCCTGCGATGACCAGCCCCGTGAACGCCCTGCAGAAAGCCGCCTCGGCCACCCTGATCGCCGACGAAGACGCCTCGCGCCTGGCGGCGACGACGCCGGACGGTCCGGCCGTCTTCGCGCGGGGCCAGCCCTTCGACGACGTCTATCCTCGCTACACCCTGGAGCCGCCCCAGCGGATCAGCGCCGACAACAGCTGCTCGATCGGCGCCGACCTGATCCTGACCGTCCATAGCTGGGCGCGGGGTCCGGACTGCACCCTGGTCGCCGGCGAGCTGGCCGACGCCGCCGTGGCGGCGCTGTCCACCGCCCTGGTGCTGGCCGGCTGGCGCGTGACGGGCTGGGAGTTCCTGAGCAGCCGGCCCGTCGGCGACCCCGACGAGACCGTCGAGCACTACGTCACCTCGTTTCGCTACACCGTCCGCCCCGGCGGCTAAACCCTGGGCGCCTAGCCCGCAGGAGGATTGCATTATGGCCTATCAAGACAGCGCCCCGGGCGAAGAACTCGTCTTTCTGTTCGGCGACGGCGGCGGCCCCGAGACCTTCGCCGCGGGCTGCTCGATCAACACCGACCGCAAGCTGGACCTGTCGTCCGAGCTGAGCGACGCCGTGCTGACCGATTGCACCACGCCCAGCGCCCCGGGCCGCCACAAGCGCCGCGTCAAGTCGACCGACATCAAGTTCACCGGCGGCGGCATCGCCGACATCCCCTCGTTCAACCTGCTGGTCGAGCTGTGGCACGCCGGCGCGCCGTTCAACGGCAAGGTCGTCCAGTACCACGACGGCGGCCAGACGATCACCGGCAAGTGGCTGATCGAAAACATGAGCATCGGCGGCGCGAAGGGCGAGGAGCAGAACTTCGACATCTCGCTGGCCATCGCCGATCCCGACTACACGATCGCCTAAGCCATGAGCCGCGACGCCTCGATCACGCTGCCCTGGGGCATCGACGAGTACACGTTCAAGCTGGGCATTCTGCAGTGGCAGAAGGTGCAGGAGAAGTGCGACGCCGGTCCGGGCGAGATCTATCGCCGGCTGATCTCGGTGGCGACGGCGCTGGAGCAGGGTCTTAACCTGCGCCAGGCCGCCGCCATGGGCATGATCGGCGACTGGCGGGTGGAGGACGTCCGCGAGGTGATCCACCAGGGCCTGATCGGCGGCGGCATGCCCGAGGTGCAGGCCGGCGTGCTGGTGCTGCGCCGCATTCCCGACCTGGCCTCGGCGAAGGACCACATCGCCCTGGCCTACGGCATCGTCCGCGCCGGCCTCGGCGACGTTCCGGACGAACCGCCGGGGGAGAAGACGGGGAGGGCGAAGCCGAAGGTCCGCGCGCCCTCCCCAAAGGCAAGATCCGGTTCGCGGGCCTCTACGGCAACGGTTTGATCATGGGTCTGACGCCCCGCGAGGTGGGCCGGATGAGCCTGTGGGAATACGGCGTCTGCCTGGCCGCGCACAACCGCGCCAACGGCGGGCCGCCCAAGGCCAAGCCGCCGACCGCCGCCCAGCACCGTGAACGGATGAAGAGGCACCTCTGATGGCGCGAACCGACCTGGAACAGCTGGTCTACCAGATGTCGGGCGAGATGCGTCAGCTGGCCGCGACCAACAAGAAGATGTTGGCCAACGTCAAGCAGAGCACGACAGCCGCCCAGCGGGAGTACGACAACCTGGCGGCCGAGATGGGCCGAGGGTTTGGCCGGGCGTCGCTGATGGCCGGCGTGGCGTTCGGCGCCATCGTCGGCTACGCCACCAAGGCGGCCAGCGACGCCAGCGAGACGGCAAACGCGTTCAAGGTCGCGTTCGGGACCCTCGAGGCCCAGGCCCAGAGCTTCGCCGAAACCTATTCCAAGGACGTCGGCCGCGCCCTGGACGAGACCCAGGCCCAGATGGCCAAGACGCAGCTGGTGTTGACCGGCGTGGGCGTCAGCGCCCAAACCGCGCTTTCGATGACCGAGGCGATCCAGCGGCGATCGGCGGACATCGGCTCGCTGTGGAACGTCGAGGACGCGGTCGCCTATCAGGCCATCCTGTCGGGCATCTCGGGCGAGGCCGAGCCCCTGAAGAAGTTCGGCGTCGCCCTCAACGACGCGGCGGTGAAGCAGGAACTGCTGCGCCTGGGCTTCAAGGGCAGCTCGGAGCAGGCCTCGGAGGCGGCCAAGAGCGTGGCGCGCCTGAACATCATCATGCGCGCCAGCGCCAGCGCCGACGGCGATGCGATCAAGACCAAGGATGGCTTGGCCAACAGCGTCAAGCGCGCCCAGGCCGAGTTCCGCAACGCCGCCGTGGAGCTGGGCCAGGAGTTCTTGCCGACCGCCACTTTGGTTGCCCAAAAAGCCGCCGACCTGCTGACCGAATTCAACAAGATGCCGGACAGCGTGAAGCTGGCCGGCGTGGCCATGCTGGGTCTCGTTGCGACCGCTGGGCCGATCACCGCTTTGGCGGCCGGCCTCGCGAAAGTCATCAAGTACGCGGGCCTGGCTCGAACCGCGTTGATCGGGGTGGGCGCCGCAGGCGCGGGGTCCGGCGCGGCTGCTGCGGTCGGGGCTGGCGGTCTCGTTGCGGGCGGAACGGCCCTAGCGGCCGGCACGGGGGCGGCGGTGCTGTCGCTGGGCGGCGACACCGCGAAGTTCTCGCGCCAGGACATCCTGAACGCCCGGCTCGACGACGAGCTGAACGCGCGCAAGATGATCGCGAAATATGAGGACAAGTCAGGCGCGACGGCTGAACGGAAACTGAAGTTCTGGCAGGGCGCCCTGGCGTCGAGCCAGGCGGAGATCCGGACCCTGCGGGCGCAGGAACGGGCGGAAGCCCGCTCCGCCAACCGCGCCGCGCAACGAAAAAAGACGGCGTCTGGTGAAGCGGGGCTGCCATCGCTGGCGACAGCGGATGGCGGATTTGGCCTTACCTCCGATCTCCTCAAGCCCGCCGGCGGCGGCGCGAAGTCCACCGGCAAGAGCGACGCCGAGAAGGCCGCCGATCTGGCGGCGCGGCAGGCCGACCGGTTCAACGCCGACATGGCGCGCGCCCAGGACGACCAGCTTCGCGCCCAGGACGCCCAGACGCGCGGGATCGAGGATCAGGCGCGCATCGCCCTGGACCGGATCACGATCGACGAGAAGGCTCGCAAGGTCGATCTGGAGCTGGCGGTCCAGAAGAACGAACTGACACAGGTCCAGGCCGACGAGATCGCCGCGGCCGAGGCCTCGGCGCGCGCGGCCGCCCGGGCCGCCATAGAGGCAGACAAGGCCGAGGCGCTGGACGGTCAAAGGTTCAGGGTCGCGCAGGAGCTGGCCGAGTACGACATCAGCATCCTGGAAGCCCAGGCCTCGATGGCCACCACGACCAGGGCCCGCGCTGAACTGGAACGCAGGATCCTGGCGCTGAGACAGGCGCAAGGGGAGAGGTCGCTCGAGCAGAGCCTGGCGACCGATCCGAACCTGACCGAAGATCAGAAGAAGGCGTTGCGCGAGGGCCAGCAGCGCAGTCAGGACACGGCGTACAAGGCGCTGGTGGCCGACCAGGCGCGAGATCTGAAGACCAGCATCCTGTCGGCTTTCGACGCGGCGCGAGGCGGCGCCAAGGGCCTTGCCTCGTACTTCGGCCACCAGCTCGAGACCAAGCTTCTGGATCGCGTGGCCGACATGCTGAGCAACATGATCATATCGGGCGGCTCGGGTGGCGGCGGGGGCGGCGGCAGCAAGTGGGCCAACGCCGCCGCGACGTTCGCCGGCTTCTTCGCCGGCGGCGGCACGATCCCCATGAACCAGTGGGGCGTCGTCAACGACGGCGCCGTGGAAGCGGTGCGGGCCAAGCCAGGCGGCGGCATCGAGGTGGCCAGCGGCAAGTCGTTGCGCGGACTGGGCATGTCGGCCGCGCCGAAGACCAGCCAGACGATCGTTCACGCCCCCATCACGATCCAGGCGGACAAGTCGATCCTGTCCACCGAACTGCTGGCCGCGATCGAGGCGGCCAAGGGCCAGGCCGTCGCCGCCTCGCTCAGCGTTGTGGCGGGCCAGGCCAAGAAGCAGGCCAGGGTGGCCAAGAACCGGCTGGGAGGGCGCTAGATGGCCATCGCGCTGCCCACCCCGCCAATCCAGTCGCAGTTCGTGCCGCGCATGGTCACGGCCGGGGCGTTGCTGCGCTCGCCGATCGGCGGCGCGGCGATCGGCGTCAATCACCCCGGCGACCGACACACCCTGGACGTCGTGATCCCGCCCCTGAGCGAGGACCAGGCCAGACGGTGGCGGGCCCGCCTGATCCGATCGGCCGCGACGCGCGAGCCGCTGCGCCTGGCCTGGCCGCAGAGCGACATGCCGGCCCTGGGTGTGATCACCGTGGACGGCGCCGGCCAGACCGGCATGATCATGGCGATCACCGGCGGCACGGCGGCGGCCGTCGCGCCCGAGGGCGGCTATTTCAGCGTCAGCGACGGGGTTCGATACGACCTCTACATGGTCGCCGAGGACCGCGAGCTGACTGGCGGCGCCGCCATCCTGGACATCGCGCCGATGCTGCGCCGCCCGCCGGCCAACGGCGCGGCGTTGAACTTCGCCGAGCCCGTGATCGAGGGCCTGGTGGCCGGCAATATCAGCTGGAGCCTGGAGATGATGGTCGATCAGGGCATCAGCTTCACGATCGAAGAGAACCGATAGCCATGAGCGAGTACGATCCCGCCATGGACGCCGCGCTTTCGGGCGCGACGGCGACCATCGTGCACCTGGTCGAGATCCTGCTGCCCGGCGGCGCGATCCGCATCAACGACGGCGGCGCCGACATTCCCTTTGGCGGCCATACCTTCGTCGCGGTCGATGATCTGTATGGCGCCCTGGCCGAGATCGACGGCCTGGGCGACGGCGTCGATTCTCAGGTGACCGAGGTCGAGCTGGTGTTCAACCCGCCCAGCCTCGAGGCGGCCGTAACCCTGGCCGGTGTGGGCAACCAGGACGCAAGGGTGCAGATCTGGAAGGCGGCGTTGGATCCCACGGTGGGTCTGCCGGCCGGCGCCCCCAAACGCCGCTTCCTGGGCGCGCTGGACGTGCCGGTGGTGGAGGCGGCCGAGGGCGAGCTGTCGTGCACCTGGACCGTGGTGGCCGAAACCGATCGGCTGTTCGACGCCAACGAGGGCATCGCGCTGTCGGACAGCTTCATTCAGCGCATGTGGCCGGGGGACCTGGGCGGCCAGTTCGTCACCGGCGTGCAGGACCAGATGCCCTGGGGTGAAGAAGCCCGCACGCCGGCCGTGGTGTCGGCGATCAACACGCGTCCGTTCCGAGCTTAGGTCGGCCCATGCACCCGATGTCCATCCGCATCGCGGCGGCGCGAGCCGCCCAGGCGCGTTTTCGCGGCCAGCCGCTGGTCTGGGGAACCACGGACTGCGTCCGGATCCTGGCGTTCACCATGCGGCACATGCGTCGGCCGTTGAGCCTGGCCAAGGCCGGCTCGTACCGCAGCCCCGCGGGGGCGCTGAAGGCCCTGCGCCGCGACGGCCATGAGAGCCTGGTCGCGGCGCTGGACGCTCGCGGTCTCCCCCGGATCACCCCGGCCCGCGCCGCGCCGGCCGACGTGCTGGCGATGCCGGGCGACGGCGGCCTGGAGGCGCTGTGGATCGTGCTCGGGAACGGCCGCGCCCTGGGCTATCACGAAGACAGCGACGCCTGCTGCAACATCGAGGTGAACTACGCCGCCGCCCTGGGCGCCTGGAGCACCTGGGTTGGGTAAGTCGCTGCGCAAGGCGGGGATGATCATCGGCGCCGTGGCGCTGGTGGCCACCGGCGTGGGGGCCATCGCCGGCGCGGGCCTGCTGGGCGCGGCGGCGGCTTCGGTCGCGGCGTCGGCCGGCACCCTTACCCTCTTTGGCGCCTCGGTGGCGACGATCGGGCAGATCGGCGCTGGCCTGACCCTGGCCGGCCAGCTGATCGAGGGCAAACCGCAGATCGGCGGCACGGCCGGCACGCCCGTCGATTTCAAGGCCGATCCCAACGCCGGCATCCCGGTGGTGATCGATCGGTGCGGCAGCGGCGGCAACATCGTGCTGCAGGCGACGACCGGCGAGAAAGGGAAATACCTCAACTTCGTCACGGTCCATAGTTTGGGGCCAATCCAGGGGTACGGCACGTTCCGGGCCGACGACGAGGTGGTGTCGTTCACCACGCCCGGCCGCAATGGCGAGGAAGCGGCCGGCCGCTACCTGAACCGGCTTTGGCGCGTGACCCGGCTGGGGACCGACGACCAGACAGCCTTGGCCTACACAGCGACCGGGTCGAAAGACACGCCGGCGAACCACGGCGGCAGCGTCGGCGGCTTCTGGACCGCCAACCACCGGCTGCGGTCCCTGGCCTGCACCCTGACGGGCTTGGAATACGACACCAAGGTCTTCACCGCCGGCGTGCCCAAGCCGCGCGAGGAGGTGCTGGGCCCGGCCGTCTACGATCCGCGCGACGACAGCACCTATCCGGGCGGATTTGGGGCCCAACGGATCAATGACGAGACGACCTGGTCGTTCGTGGGGCGCGACAATCCGTTCCTGCAGGCGCTGACCTTCGCGATCGGCCGCCGCCGCAACGGCCTGCTGGTGACCGGCCTTGGTCTGTCGTCCAGCGCGATCGACATCGCCGCCCACGTAGAGGGGGCCAATGTCTGCGACCTGAACGGCTGGAAAGCCGCCGGCATCTACTACACGACCGACCCCAAGTACGACGTCTATCGCGCCATGCTGATGGCCGGCGGCGGCGTGCCGATCCCGATGGGGGATCGCCTCAGCTGCATGGTCAACGCGCCGCGCGTTTCGCTGGACACCGTGACCGCCGACGACCTGGCGGGCGCGATCTCAATCACCGGCGCGACCTCGAGGCGGGGTCGGCCCAACACCCTGACCGCCCGCTACCTGTCGGAGGAGCACGGCTGGGACATCGTGCCGTCCAGCGCGGTGACGATCGACGACTATGTCGAGGCCGACGGCCGGGTGGTGTCGCGCGAACTGGAATACAGGCTGTGCCCGAGCCCGGTGCAGGCCGCTCAGCTGATGGCTTACGAGGCGGTCAACGCCCGAGAATATGGCCCGGTGGTGCTGGCGCTGAAGCCGCGTTGGGGCGGCTACAAGCCGGGCGACTGCATCACGGTCAACGACCCGCGCCTGGGCATCGTCGATCAGCCGATGCTGGTGTTCATGCGCGACGACGATCCGCAGACCGGCGTCGTGACCCTGACCTTGCGGGCGGAGACCGAGGCCAAGCACCCCTTCTGCATGGGCAAGACGGCCGATCCGCCGCCCGTGTCTGGCCTGGCCAAGTACGACCTGAAGCCGCTTATCCCGGCGCCGACCGATTGGGAGGTCGTCGGCGGCGTGCAGGCGGGCGCGGGCGGCACGCTGCCGGTGCTGGTGTTCACGGGTGTGATCCGCGACGTCAACGCCTCGGCGGTGATCGTCGACTATCGCCAGGTTTTCGACACCGATCCGGTGACCTACGGCCCTTGGGCCAGCAAGGAATGGCCGGTTTCGTCGCTGGAGCTGAACGACGACGACGACCCGAAGGTGACGCTCTATCTCGACGGCCTGGCCCCTGGCGGCTCCTATGTCTGGCGGATCCGCTACCGCACGGTGCGCGGCGTCGAGCTGCCGGACGAGTACCTGGAGGGCGACCCAGAGGTGGTCGGTGGGGTGGCTTTGCCGCCCGACACGATGGCGGCGATCGACGGCGCGATCGACGATGCGGCCCAGGCGCTTGAGGATATCGCCGCGGAAGTTACGCGGGCGATGACGGCCGAGGGCACGCTGACGGCTTCGTTGGCCAGCCTGTCATCCACGGTCGGGTCCAACAAGGCCAGCGCCGACGCCTCGATCCTGGTCCTGACGACCGACCTCAGCTCGCTCTCCGCCAGCGTGACCAGCCTGTCGGGCACGGTCGGCTCGAACAAGGCCAGCGCCGACGCCTCGATCGCGGCGCTGAGCACTGCGCAGTCGGCGACGGCGGCGGATGTAACGAGCCTGAAGGTTCAGATCAATCCGAACCCGAACCTGCAGTACAACCCGACCGCCCTTCAAGGGCTAGACGGCTGGGGCACTGCGGCCTGGACGGTCGCCAATAATCGCGACGGCCCTCAGTGGGTCATCACGACTGGCGGCGGGCCGCTGGTGCTGGATAGCCAGCACGGCGTCATCTGCGCTCCCGGCGAGGTGCTGACGGTGGCGGCCGACGTGCAACTTCGCGCCATCACGGGCGTCGGCGCCCTGATCGGCCTGCAGGTTGTCTGGTATAATGCGACCGGCGGCGGCTTCATCTCGGGCGGCGCGACGCAGACCTGGACAGCGCCGGGCGATTGGGTTCGCAAGTCGATCTCCTCGACGGCGCCGAGCGCGACTGTCGGTACCTTGGTTGTCGGGATGGTGCGGGCCTATGCGGTCTCCACCACGGTCTCGGCCAGCCTGCGACGGATCAAGCTGGAAGCTGGATCCGTCGCGACGCCCTACACCGACGAGGGGACGGCGGCGGCGATCTCGGCCTATGCCTCAAACGAGACGGTGGTCAGGGCGTCGGAGACGGGCGCGCTGGCGTCCTCGTTGACCAGTCTGTCGGCTACGGTCGGCGGCAACACAGCCTCGATTACAAGCCAGGGCCTTGCGATCGCTGACGCCCAAGGCAAGCTGACCGCCTACGCCAAGTACACTGCGGCGGCCGGTCCTGACGAAGCCTACATCGAAATGGTCGCGGCGGCGGACCTGAGCCTGCTGAACCTGCGCGCGAAGTCGATCACGTTGGGCGGCGTGAGCGGTCCGCCGGTGATCACGGTCGAGGCTGGTCAGGCTCGCATCACGAACGCGCTGATCGACGCGGCGCAAATTGATGACCTGACGATCGGATCGGAGAAGTACCAGCCGGGCAGCGTGGTCACCTCGCGGCAGTACCGCACTTACGCCAGCGGGGGCGGGGACACCGCCGCCCTGGCCTGGTCCACCCACAACCTCGTCTCGGCTGACACGACGCTTGTCAGCATTACTCAGGACTTTTCCGGCAAAGAACTTACCGTGAAGCCGCAGGTGAACATGTGGTGGCTGAGCGGCGCGACCTCGACGATCTGCTGGGGCATCAAATACGACGGGACCATCGTCAAGAAGTGGTACGTCACCGGCGGCATCGCCTCGACCGCAAACTTCGCGCTTTACACGCCCAGCTGGCGTCACACGCCCACGCCAGGCAGCCATACCTATGAGCTCTGCATCTTCACCCAGGGCGTCTCGCAGGAGACGCGCGTTGGCGAGCGGGTGCTAGAGCTGGAAGAGCGCAACGGCGGCTATACGGTCATCACCACGGGCGGCTCGGGCTGACCCTCGTCCCAACATCAATAACGGAATTCATCATGTCCACCTTGGCGGAACTGAACGCCCAAGAAGCCGCGATCCGTGCCGCCAAAGCGGCGCTGAACAAGCTCCCCATGGATGCGCTGATGGCGCGGCTGCAGGCCGCCGAAGAGGAAGCGCTAGCCGACCTGCGGGCCTTGCTGTCGGTCGTCGCCGATCCCGCCACCATGGGCGACACTGAGGCCAACCAGCGCGCCGGTGAGTTGCTTAACGTGCTGAACCTGATGCCCAGCCTGTTGGGCAAGATCTCCGAGCGGATCACCGTCGAGGCCGCCGGCGCGCCGCCCGCCGCCTAGGCGGATCCTGGTCGCCTCATCCTCATCCATCAACCCTGAAACGAGGAGGCCCCAATGTCTCTCAAGCTCTCCCTGTCGGCCTCCGTCGCGGGCACGCTGAACAGCGACAACGATCTGGCCGCGGTCACCGCCAAGATCGACACCAGCCGGGTCGTGAAGTTGACGACCGGCTCCGGCCTGAACCAGGCGAACCTGACCTTCGCCGATCGCCGCACGTTGGCGGCGGAAGGGACGGAGAGCCTGGATCTTTCCGGCGGGTTGTTCGATGTGTTCGGCGTGGTGCTGAACTTCGCCAAGATCAAGGCGATCCTGATCATCGCCGACGAGGACAACATCGGCGACGTGGTCATGGGCGGCGCGGCCGCCAACGCCTTCTACGGGCCGTTCGGCGCCGCCGACAACACCGTCAGCGTGCCGCCCGGCGGGGTGGTGCACCTGGTCAATCCGACGGCGGCGGGCTGGACGGTGACGCCCGGCACAGGCGACCTGCTGCAGATCGCCAATGCCGACGACGCCGCCGCCGCCACGTACGACATCGTGATCGTGGGGGCCTAGATCATGGCCCAGCGCCTAGTCTCCGAGGCCAGCATCGTCGGAACCCTGACGGGGTCCACGACGCTGGCGGCGCTGGATGCGGTCTTCGCCCTGCAACACGTCATCAACCAGCTGACGCTGTCGACGGCGGCCGACCGTGTGTTCGCCGACGATCGCGCGCTGGCCGCCGGGGCGTCCGACGTGCTGGACCTTTCCGGAGACCTGATCGACGTCTACGGCCGGCCGGCGGTGTTTTCCGCACTCTCGACGATCGTGATCGGCGCCGCGTCGGGCAACGCCGGCCCGCTGACGATCGGCGGCGACGCCGATGCGCCGTTCAACGGCCCCCTGAGCGCCGGGGGCAAGCTGACGATCGCGCCGGGCGGGTTCGCCCACCTGGCGTGCCCGGACGCCGAGCGGTGGATCGCGAGCGGGACCGCGCTGCGCGTGGCCAACCCGACCGGATTTCCCGCCGCCTATCAACTGATGCTGCTGGGCCCGCCATCGACCCACATCGACGGCATGCTCGACTTCTCCGACCCGGACAACAGCGGGTTCATCGCGGCGCTGTAGCCCGCCGAGGCACGCCCTCAAACCAAGGACATCGAACATGACCCACCGCTTCCGCGGCTGGATTGCGACCGCCTGCGCGCTCGCGATCTCGACCTTCGCCCTGGCCGTCGCCCCGGCCCAGGCCGCCGACGACTACACGGTCAAGGACTCGACCGGCACGACGATCACCATCCGGGCCAAGGAGGTCAGCAGCAAGAAGCTGACCACCCATACCGTGGCCGACAGCGCCGGCGCGCTGATCGACCCGGCGACCTCGACGCTGCAGGCGACCGGCAACACCAGCCTGGGCTCCATCGACACCAAGCTGTCGAGCCAGGCCACGGCGGCCGCCCAGGCCACGGGCAATAGCAGCCTGTCGTCGATCGACGGCAAGGCGACGACGACCAATACCAGCCTGGGCTCGATCGACACCAAGCTGTCGAGCCAGGCCACGGCGACGGGTCAGACCGCCGGCAACGCCAGCCTGTCGTCGATCGACGGCAAGGCGACGACCATCAACACCAAGCTGGACACGCTGCACACCGACCTGACGGCCGCGACGCCGGCGGGCACCAACGTGATCGGCGACGTGGGCTCGGCCAGCTTCTCGGCGACCTGCACGACCCTGACCCTGCCGGGGACGGGCGGCACCTATGCCTCGGGCGACCTGGTGGCCAACAGCGCCACGGCGGGCTCGGTGACCCCGCTGAGCTGCGTCGTCGCCCGCTACAGCGGCGGGCCGCTCACGATCACCAAGGCGCGGATCCTCACCAGCACCACGGGCACCGCGAACGCCAGTTTCAGGGTTCACGCCTACACCGCCAGCCCGACTGTCACCAACGGGAACGACGGCGTCTACCTGAGCACGGCTAGCGGGCACTTCTGCAAGATCGACGTCACGCTGGACGTCGCCTTCAGCGACGGCGCCGACGGGTCCGGCGCGCCGTACACCGGCACGACCTGCACGCGCGTGCTGTCGGCAAGTCAGACGGTCTATCTGCTGGTCGAGGCCCGGGCGGCCTATGCCTGGACGGCCGCCCAGACCGTGACCGTCACGCTGGAAGGCTTTAACTAATGAGGCTCTGGAGCGCTTCCCGCAAAGGGCTCCTAGCCCTTACAGCGGCCCTGGTCGCGTTCACGGCGACCCTATGTCCGCCGCCCAGTATCGCAGCCTCGCCGGGGCTTAGACAGGCAGTAACGCTAAGCAAGCGTTCCGTACCTATCGACCGCAGCCTGGCGGTGATTGTCGGCGCCTCCCTGGAGGCGAACAATCACGGCATCGGCGGCTCGCAGTCGTCAAATGCTTCGCTCTCCAACACTCTGCGCGGCCCTCTGATCCTGGGCAACGCCCTGGCCGGGTCGCCCTTGTGGATGCCGGCGGCGTTCGAGAGGACCTTGATCGCGGGCGTGGGCCCGGACCTCCCGGCCTTCCTGCGCCGTGGCTCCAACATGGGCTACGGCAGCCGGACCATGAAGACGATCGACAACGTGGTTCGCAACCGCGTTTCGGTCACGCCGGCCGGGGTCGTTCTGATCTCACCAGGTCGAAATTGGGTCGGCAACACCGATACCAGCATCGCCGAACAGCAGGCCCTCTACGCCGCTGACTGCGCCCTCATGCGTAGCCAGGGCCGGACCGTCATCCACATGGGCCTGGCCATGCGGACGGCCTGGACCGAAGGCGACAGCAACTGGAACGCCAATTTGGCGATGGACCAGTGGCTGCGGACCTTCGCGGCGGCCTATGGCGAGGCGTACTTCGACGTCGCGGCGGCGATCCACCTAGAGGGAGCGCCGAACCCCTATACCCACGATCCAGCCGTCTACGTAGACGGCACGCACTACAACACCGTGGGCGGCGAGCGCGTGGCCCTGGCGTTCAAGGCTTTCCTGGAAGGCCTTTTCACGCCCTGGCCGGACATCACCAACCGCGTAACCAACTTCGACACGGCCAGCGCTGGCTACAACCGTATTTCCAACCCTTACCTTGAAGACCAGGGGCCGAACGGCACCAAGGTAGGTTCGAATATCACGGCCGAGACCATCGTCCCGACGGGCTTCACGCTTTACGGGCCTTCGGCCGAAGCGACGGTAGCCGGAGCCTTCATCACCAGGAACGGCAAGCCCGCCTATGAACTGACGATCACGCCGACGGGCGTCGCGGGGTCCGCCACCGTTCGTTTGCTGCAGAACGTCAGCAGCCCGTCCTGGGGCGAATTTGGCGTGACCGAAGAGGTCACGGAGTGGTCTGCCGCTCTTCTCGGGATCTCGCCTCGCGTGGAGTTGTCGGCGTCCCCCACCGTCCTGACGTCCATCGCCACCCGAGACAGCGGAGCGCCGCCGGTTTCAGGCACCTTCAGGCGTCGATCGCGCGGCATGGTCAAGCGGGCGGTTTCCGGTGATCCGATCAGCAGCACGTCGATCATGATCACCATCGACACCGGAGTGGCGACGCCGTTCAAGGTCGTCCTGAACGAGTGGTTCTGGTGGTCGGTCGACTTCGGCACGATGTTCCCGGACTCGTCGGTCATCCGCCAGTCGGACACCAGCGAATCTCCGTCCTGACATCATCGCCGGCTCGCCCGGGGTCGGGACCCCGGCGGGCGACATGAGCGCCTGCGGTCACGCTACGCACCTGCATCCCGTTTAGAAAGGAACCCCACCGATGGTGGATAAGCACCGGCTGGCCGCGCTCACCGTGGGCGCGGTCGTGGCCTCGATCGCCGCCGCCATGATGATGGTGACGGTGGTGTTCGCGGAGCCGCCCAACACCCGCCGCCAGATCATCAGGGCGGCGATCGAGAAGGTGTTGGCCGCGGTCGCCGCCAGCACGGCCGCCATGGTCTCGGCGCCCTGGGCGACCGACCTGATCAACAACCTGGTGGGCATGCTGCCCCTCAAGCTGGGGATCAAGGCCGACCCCGTCACCGCGGCCTCGGTGGTCACCGCGATCACCATGCTGCTGATCAGCTCGCCTGCCGCCCGGGCGAAGATGATCGCCTGGCTGAGGGCGAAGATCCCAGGAGTCGCCCAATGACCGCTCTCCAGATCCTGGCGGCGTGCCTGGCCGCCATCGCGTTCGCCTGCTTCTTCCAGTCGGCCCTGGTGCTGGGGCCGGACGGGACGGGTTGGCGCGATGCCCATATCGCCTGGCGCTGGGGCTTGATCGCCCTGGCGCTCTTCTGGCTGGCCGCGGCGGCCTATGCCCTGAGCCACCCGGCGATCGTCACGGCGACGACCTTGGTGCTGGTGGCCGTGTTCGCCAAGCTGGGCCTGCTGGTGCTGGTCATCTGCCTGAACCGGCGCGCGGGAGCCGCCGGCGACCAGCGCGGAGGTTTCCGATGACCTGGTCGTGGTCGCAAAGCCGGGGTGAACTGAGCCTGGCGGGCCGCGTCGTCGCTCGAGGCTATTCGGGCTCCGGCAAGACCCTGGCTGAGGGCCGCAACAACCCCGACATGCAGGCCGTGCAGGCCAGGGGCCCCATCCCGCGCGGGCGCTGGACGATCGGCCGCGCATACGAGCACGCCAAGCTTGGCCCCGTCTGCATGAACCTGGCGCCGGTCGATCATGACGCCCTGGGCCGTTCGCTCTTTAGGATCCACGGCAACAACCGCGCCGACGACGCCAGCTACGGCTGCATCATTCTGGACCGGCCCACGCGCACCATGATCGCGATGAGCGCCGACAAGACGCTCGAGGTGACCCGATGA